AATAACATATGAGTTTCATCATCACTTTCTACTCTAAAGTTAATATCTATTCCATCTTCATTAAAAACTGTATTCAATAAAGACATATCCATTCTTCTTGTTTGAGTACCAGCATTAAAAGTTCTAATGTATAATTCTCCCGATTCTGAATTAGTAGTAATATCATTTACTCTAGCATATATATCCACAAATTCATGTTCTGCTTCTGTACCTGCACCGTCATCTTGGTCAGAATTCATACTTAAGAATCTAATACTACCGATTAAATCTCCGTTTACTGGAGTTGCAGTAGTTCTTTTGAATACTAAATCTGGAGCAAGATTAGCACCATCGTCTGTAGATTCTAACCTTAATGTATCATCAGTTCCACTATCAACAATATGTAATGGCGCAGAAGGAGTTGCAGTTCCAATACCAACATTACCGTCTGTGTGAATCCTCATTCTTTCTGCAACCGCATCATCAGAAGTAGCAGTAGAAGTATGAAATGCAATAAAAGATGAACCCGTTCCATCAGCCAATCCTGATTTAAGGATTAAATCTCCACCATCAGTATCACCAGAAGCGGCAGTTGTTGAACCAGCAGAGATAGTTAAATCTCTGCCAACTACTCCAGACCCCGAAGCAACTACACTTAATTCTGCATTTCCGCCATTAGCGTAAACAATTTTATCTAAACTAGTTATAGTTAAATCCCCACTCGAATATGAAACATCTGATAAGTCATTTAATGCGGCTACACTACTTGTTCCCGCACCTATATCACTTCTAACTTGTGTAGGGGTTCTTTTCATTATTACTCCGCTTTCTTCTACTAAGAAATTTTCACTACTACCATCACCCGATGCTATAGTGCTTAAAGTTAAAGCACCAGCAATTGTAGTTGCACCTAATCCATCTACTGTAAATAAAGCAGTATCTCCTTCATCGCCATCAGAATCATCATCACTATAAATTTCAAATCTTTCAGCCGCCGTATTATCTGCTAATACGAATCTAATATCAGCATCAGCAATCTTATTTTTAAATAAAGTTCTAGTAGCACTTCCTTCTATCGACATAGCCTCAGTATATTCTCCACTATTATCATAACCGATAGAAACCGAATTAGATTGTTTAGTTGTTGTAAAGAATTGTGTCGCTAAATCTCCACTAGTATCTGTTGACTGAACTTTAATTAAAGATATAGGAGTTGCTTGTGCTGGTATGTCGGGAACAACACTATCGGTAGTTCCTGAAACTCTACTAAGAACCGATGCTCCATTCTCTACAACAATCCAATGATATAAAGTTCCAGAACCTAATTGATTTAAAGTTAGACTAGAACTATCAGCAATAGTTACTAGTTTTCCTTCATTTAAAATAACTCCACCTTGAACTACAACACTCCATCCGCTTCCTCCAGTTGGAGCAGTATAAGTATGGCTAAATCCAAAATTACCTGCGGAATCCGTACCACCAAAATCTAATGCTAAATTACCTTGAGACATAGCATGTAACGCTTTAAACAAACCTGAATGTGGTGAATCAAATTTATCTGTTAATTGAGTTGTACCTGTTGTTCCCATAGAACTTAAAATACCTGAACCAACCACTACCATATCATTCAACCTCCACTGTGTATATTACATCTATAACGTCACTAGTTGAAAAGTTTCCTATTGCATCAAAGTTAATTCTTCCGAACATAACAGTATCAGTAGTAAATGTAGGATGAGAACTAGTATCTAGTGCTTCATCGAATTGGTCATCTTTAGGCACTGTTCCGAAAAACCCTACTTCTCTAATAGTATATCCTTGTAAACTACTTCCCAAAAATTCTGATTTTATTTCTATTACTTTATCATCAGAAGATGTTGCTGTGTTAGTTGCGGTAGTGCTTAATGGAACATCTAAATCTGTAGCAGTAGGATTTGTTCCTCCACCACCAGTTCCTAATTTTGTAGTTCCGCCATTTATTGTTTCTTTTAAAAATAAGGCTAATTTCTTTTTTATTGTATCTGTTATCATATCAAATCCTCATCTGTTATTATTGTTGTTACTGTGTCTAATGGGGCCATTGTTGTGCCGAAATCTAATTTTCTTGCTTCTAAAGTTTGGAAACCTATAGTGAATGCGTCCTCGTCCGCTAAACTAATCTTCTTAATAACTAGTCTTAATTCTTTCAGTTTAACAGTATCGAAAAAGTCCAAAGGAGCAGTAGTTGATGTGAACTGGGAACCTCTAATTGAAGAAGCATTTGATTTATTTAACATAGATAGTTCAGCAAATCTATTGGCTAAATCTTTACGATAAGTTCCTACTTCTAATTCAACTAACCCCATCAACTCACGTCTAATTTCATATATTTTATATTGGCCGCTATCAATTCCTTCTGCTGGAAAATCCAAAGTAATAATGTCTCCAGCCCTAATTAACTCAATTCCAGTTTTAGCCATCTTAACTGTAAATCTATCATCACCTTCAGAGTGTGCTTTTAGTAAAGTCTTGGCTCTCGAATCAACATCATCTTGTGAAATAAGTTCCATATTTACATCTTCAAGAGTTTTCTTACCAAACTTCTCTATACTCTTGCGGTTTCGCTTAATCGCTTTCAATCCATTCCCATAGACAATGATTTCATTATACAGGTCAAAAGTTGATTTGTTTCTAGTTACACTTATAATCTTTAAATCTGTATTATCATAAGATAAAACAATTGGTCTATAATCTCTAACGTTAGTTTGTTTAATTAAAGATATACCTAGTTCATCTAATCTAATTTCTTTTTCTTTATATTTAGCCGCAAAGTTAGCCGCATTAAATATGTCAACTCCTTGATAGTTAGGCGCTATGTAATATGGATATTCTCTATCATCTTGTATATCATATTGTATATCTTCTGAACCTAATAAATTATTTATTACGTCCTCAACTTCTTGCCCTATAATTACAGTTGAACCTATTTTAGCAGAAGTATAATTTTCTGATTTTGCTGGCTTGTTAGATTTAAGTGTAAACGTTTCACCAAAAGAAACTATACCTAGCATATCATTTTCTATTTTACCAATTGATAATCTACATAATGCTCTATCATCATAGTAATCTACATCGGGAGTCATAGAAATTTTCTGTTTTGATAATCCATCAGTTAATAACATATTATAAGATGAACCAGATTTAAACGTATTTCTATTACCAGTTGGGTTAAACAAATGAATATAATCTCTTAAAACTGTATAGGTATTATTTAACAAATTACAAGCAACAGTAGCAGTTGAGCCTACATATTTACCCGCTATAGTTATGGAAGAAACACTAGTTTTATGCTTAACATAACACTTTTGATTACCCACTTTTATTGTATCTCCTTCTTGTAAATTACCGAATAAAGAACTACTAGTTATTATACTTGAATTATTAACCGCACTTACATTCCCTATGCTGATATATTGTGAATGTCTAGCGTCCATATCTATTGCCGCATACATTGACATTACTGCTTCATTAGAACCAACACTACCTTCAAGATATATATTCTCAGCAGTATTATCAATACCAGCAATAGAATTATCATCATGCACTCTATATAGAGAGGGAACATAATTATACATTTTATCCTCTTGAGGCATCTTTGTGGTTTGTGCTGATAACTTATACATATCTATTTCTTCTGGAGAATTTCTCCATAAACAAGTTTCAGCAGGTCGCATAACTCTATAATTATCAAAAAACTGAACATTTCCAGATAAATTATAAGGAACGTTATCTAATAATAATTCATGAGCAACGGTTTTACCAGTTATATTTCTTCTATGCTCTTTAACATAAATAATATGATTAGGGTCAACCATAGTATCAGCCATAGAAGTATAACCCCCTGCGGCAGAAGCAGATGCTCTATATATTGCTACATCTATAGTTCCACTAGCACTAGCAGTTGCACTCATGGTGAAGTTCTTTTGATTAGAAGAAGTATCAACAGAAGAAATTGTTCTATAATTTACTCCATTACCACCTATTATAGTTAAAACATCTCCAGCCTCTAATTTAGCATTAGCGGGGCTACCTGAAGCGCTTGGTCCATAATTAACAACAGCACTCCCACTAGTGGTTGTAACGCTCATAAAAAATACATCAGGTCTTAAGTTTATTTTATTATCACTACGTTCTTTATAATTAAACCATGCTGGTATATCATATACATCCCCATTAAAAGGGGCATAATTTAATCTAGTTGAGTTACCTTTAACGGTAGTTCCTATATTACCTACTAAATACATACCAGTTAAATCCACAAAATTTAACCAAGCATTATTATCTTCTAAATCATCTGGACCAGAAGTTAATCTTAAAACCCCTTCTTTAGTATTTCCATTAACAGAATTAAATGCAAATATCCCTTTTCTTGATTCATCTACATCTCCATTTGTTAAAGTTAATTTTTTATTAGTGCCTACATGTAATATTGGATGAAATACACCAAAAACACCATCAGCAACATATCCTTTTCCATCACCTACATGACCACCATAATACCCTTCTGTATCAGCATTCCAAACACCATACCCCCAAAAAGAATTACCTTTAGTTACCGAAAATGAATACTCCCCACTTACATCAGAATAATAATCACTACCAGTTATTAAACCAAATCCATTCCCATAAGGTATATTAGATTCTGCTTCACTATCCGCCGTTGGAATAGCAGTTGAACTAGTTTTAGAATATGGGAAATGTTCTAACATGTTTTTCTGCCATGAATCCCATACTTGACTTCTAGCGCCTGTATGAATATTTACACCTATAGAGTTTTCAACATTATATCTTCCTAAAGAAATCACTTGACAACCAACGTAAGGATTACCCCCTAATTGTTGCCATTCTAAAATATTAGAAGGGTGAGTATATTCAGTATTTATTGGATTAAATGTAACCTTCTTCAAATCCTCAGTGTCAGATAAAGTAGTTAAATTATTTTCATATAAAGTTATAGTATTTGCATCTGGTATTGCTTTAATTAAACCACAAACAGCCCCAGTATTATCATATAATATATCTCCCACCGAAAAGTGGTCATCTGCATCATTACCATTTACAACTATTGAAGTTCCACCATCAGCACTTAACGTGCCGTTTTTAGTTACGCCAGTTACAGCGGGTGTTTCAGTTTTAGTTGTTATGAATTTCTTTTCTTGCATAACGTTAATTGTTTTACCAGTAGATGCATTAGAATAAGCAGTTCCATAAAAGGTTCTAAATGCTGGAGGTAAGGCAATAAATGGACTAACGGCTGTAATACCTACTAAATTAGAATAAGAATCATATGCTGATTTAGAGACGACATCTAAAAAGTTTTTATTAAAATGATTAAAAAATTTAGCAGATGATATATTAGCATCCACATCTTGATTATCACTACTTGTTAAATTATTTTTTCTATAATCATTATCTGCTATTGACCATCCTTTATGCCCTAAACTAACACTTCCCGAAGCCCCATCAGTAACCCCATAGGGTATCTGCCAAAATTCCCAGTTGGCGCTATCAGTTACAATTTCATCAGTAAAGGATGTTCCAGCGACACTCCCCACAACTGATGTGCCTTCTGGGTAGTGATAACACCCATTCCACATTTGCTGTAACATATTAAGTGGTTGAGAAAAATTAACTTCTGTAAAAGAACTCTCCCCTGCTCTACCTTTAACTTGAAATCTATAAAAGGAATCATAATAATCTTGTGTTGATATTGTTGTGACTCCATCTCCACAAACATAAACATAACCATGATATTCTCCCGCAGTTCCACTTGATTGTAATATGGGTTTTCTAGCGGCTTGTTGTAATTCAATAGCATGAGTACCACCAGTTATTCTTGTTTTAACTTTACCTAAATAAAATCCTTTATCTGTAAATACTTGGTCGCCCGCTGTAACTAGACTAGTTGGGTTTGCACTTACAGTTAATCTCGTATCACTATTAGTATAATCAGAAATTAATAAGTTAAGTCTTTTTAATGGTTGATACCTAGTGTATTCAAAGTTAGGAGTATTAAGTTTAGACATATCACTTGGTAGTCTTTCAGGGTCTATGAGATTAAAATGCCAGTCATAAGTGCAATCAACTAAACGCATTAATCCGAATCGTTTCATTTTAGAAGGAACAATAGATGCACTACTAATTGGTAAAGATTCATATTGGTCATCTATTTCCTGTTCTTCTTCTAAAGAACCTTCATAATACTCATGAGAAACATTTGAAGATGAAAAAGAACTAGGGGCTTTTAATAATAAATTATAATCTGTAAAACTCCTACTAATAGTTGTGCTATCAACTGTTCCTGAATAACCTATATGGTTTTTTCTTGACATAGAATCAGGGTATAAATCAGATGGAGAAAAGATAAACCATCTCATTGTTTTAGGGTCTGGTAATTCCCAGTGGTCTTTTGCTCTAGTTATACCGTCAAACTTTGGCCCAATCCAAGGAGGATAAAGAACACTAATTTCTTCATGTCCAGTAGAGTCATCTTGTGAACCTCCCACAGCAACCGAATTACTAACACTTCCTTGAGTTCCTATTTGAGAAAACGGTGGTTTACTAATATCTAATGTTAATTTATTAGAAACATCTGCACTTAGAGCAGATAATTTAAATGTTCTATTATTATTTCTATCGGGCCATCCACTTAATTTAACCCATTGACTCGCTAAACTTGTGGTGAATATACTATCATTAGCGGCGGCAGGGTCAAGATAAGTAGGAGCATCCCCTGTTGCATAATCTATATCGTAATCATAAGCATTAGTTGAATCCGTTTTCCATCTTCTATATTGTAATAAAGTTGATGGTAAATCACTATTAAGAGGACTTTCTGTATCTTCTTGCCAGTCTCCCCCTCTAAAGTTATCATGTAATCTAGGCATAAATCTAGGATATTGTAAAAGCCTATAATCGGAATGTTCGGGAGAAGTAACTGTAGTTCCATGTTTAGTAAAGTCAGTAAAGTTACTTCCCATTACTGGTCTAAAGTCTCTTGATTCTGGAGAAAGATATTCTAAGAAATAAGGGTGAGTTCTAATTTTATTTTCTGATTCGAATAACTCTACATAAGCATTAGCGTTATCATCATACATTCTAACAGACCATGCAAAATCATTATTGTGATAACCATAAGGATATTTCATTATTTTATTAGAACCAAACTTAGCATCACTTATTCTATAAGCAGTAGCATAACCATTTACTCTACCCTTTTCTGTAGTATAGGCATCTTTAATTAATCCGTCTTTTCTTCTTCTATTAATATATGATAAATATTTACCTCTTTGTAATCCAAAATATCTCCATTTAGTATTACCATATCTATCTATCATATCAGAAAATATGCTATGAGCAGAAGCATTTGGATTATAATAACTATATCCATCTGAGTTACTACCCCTTCCTGAAGCAACACTATTATCAGTTATATAATGATATAAACCTCCACACCATTTAATGGGTTTAGAAATATTATCTGCCGCATTAGGACTAGAAAGAGAATTATTAACTAAAGTTACAACTCCCCCTTGTCCTAATCCCTGAGTGTTTAAGAAATATAATCCTTGAGTAAAGTAATCTGTTAATACAGTTATTCTAACATTATCCCCTTCTCCGTCATCTGTCATTCCACCATAACCTAAATTGTTACTGGTATCATCTCCAACTCTATACCCACTACCCTGTTTCCTAGAGTGAAAAACTACAAATTTATTATTATCGTCAGTAAAAACATGAGAAATAGTAAATACTCCATTATTATCTCTAAACGCATGTCCTTCTATTTTTATTCTCATCCCTGCTTCTAATTTATCTAAAAATAATCTAGTAGTAGCATCTGAAGATTCTATAGTAGATACTCTATAATCTAAATCAGTACTTTCACTTCCACCAGTAATCCCAGTGCTATTAAAAGAATTAAATTCAATATCATCACTTGCTATATATTGTGGTGGACTTGCGGCGAAATAATATTTATGAATAGTAGTGCTACTAGTGACGTTTTTAAACAACGGCCTATCTAAAGTAAAAGCGATTCTATTATTTAGTAACCCATTACTAGCGCCTACACTAATATCTATTATTCTACCAAATAAATTACCATCAGAATCAAAAATAAAATCCCCTTCATTTAATTCTTCTATCCAAGTGCTATATTGGAAAATACCATTATATCCTTTTGGAAGTAAATCAGCGCCCGTAACTTCTGTGGCATCTGGAAAAGTTCCCATACTAACTAAAGTTTTATCTCTACTATCTAATGGGTTATCATCTATTCGTCCTAATACTGCTGGACAAATCGGAGCAACTTCTATTAATGTTTCATTATCAGTATTAGTAACACTGATAATATCGTAATCAGTTAAAGAATTAACAGTATGTAAATTAACATAATCAACAGTATATTTATCAGTTATCTCATCTGCTAAATGACAGTAAAATGGAAAATCATAATCTATACCATCTATAGCATGAATACTATATCCCTTCGCCAACGGATGAGAACTACTAGAAGTTCCTACTAATGTATTACCTTCTCCTACTGGCGCACCATCTGTTAAAGTCAAAGAATTACCACTATTGAAAATAATTCCCTTATCACTAGCACCTAATAAAGAGTTAACTCTAGTAGTGGAAAAGGGGTTAGAACTTAATGCTTTAGCGAAACTAATAGTATTACCTCTGATAAATTGTGAAGTTAATGAGGCATCAGTTGATGTATCAGAAATATTATCTGGAACAATATCTGTTAAAGATAATTGAGCAGAGATATAAATTGGTTCTACATCTTTTATTCTAGTAGGAAGCCCTTCTTCTAATGTAATAGTGTATGGTTCATTACTACCAGATAATGTTGCTGAACCATCAGAACCTACTATGTTATATATTCTACCTATAAAAACCCCTAAATGTGTAAATAATAAATCACCTTTAGCCCCATTAGTTAAACTATCACCATCTACATCAATTATAATTTCAGTCGCACCAACTTCATAAACTCCCCTATCAGTTCCATGATTAATATTACCATAAAAAGCCGTCCTTGCTATTGGTCCTACTGTTGAATAAACAATGTCCTCTGTAAATTTAAAATCTTTATTTACTATTGGTCCTAGTAATTTACCAACATCGTTTCTTCCTCTAACTTTTAATTTAAACATTCCATCTTCTACAACTTGTTCTATACTTTCAATAACTCCAGAGAATACTTTTCTTTCTATATCATAAGTTCCTTTAAAATAATCTAAATAAGATAAAGTTCCTCTAACATGGTTATTAGTAGTTAAGCCATTTTCACTTAAATCATATCTTTTTTCACTACCACTAACAGGAACACTCCCTGTATTAATAGGATAACCATATAAAGATACATTAGACAAACCATAAGAATAAGGAAGAAAATCAGTTTTATTATAAGATTCTAAAAACCTTTCATCTTTAAGGTGAGTTTTAAGTTTAATAAATTTATTATATTTATCTCCGTATTCAACATGTAGTCTATGCCCTGTAGATGAACCTCCCCGTAAAACTAAATTAATATTATTAATTCTACTATGACTTTCTTTCTCCATAACGTTAGAACCTACATTTATAGTAGTGCCTTGAGCATCAAGACCTTCGGAGAATAAATTATCAAATGTAGTTAAACCTCTATTAGTTGGTGCGGCAGAATCACCATCATAATCTAAACTATAATCTAAAATATGGGAATCAATAGGTATATCAGTCATAATGTTATCAGCAATAAAAGAATACTTTCTTCTATATCCTTTAGCACTAAAACTTGGAACTGAACCTGCCGCCAACGTGGTTGTATTATATTCTGTATCAGTAGCCTTTCTCCATAATCTAGGAGTAATAGTCTGAGAACCACCCGAAGGATTTGTAATTCTATCTGGAATTATATGATATAAAGTTCCAGAAACATCAACTGTAAATCCATCATATAAGGGGTCAAAATCTCCTGATGTATCTGTTTCTGAATCTGGAATAGGACTCATTAATAAAAATCTTATATCTTCGTTTTCAGTTAAATTATCAACGGTTAGAGTTGTATCTCCAATAAAATAATTAAAAGTTCCAATTTCTGAAACTCTATTTAACCCCTGTTCTTCATTAAATATTATTTCGTGAATATAAAGTGGGTCGCCTTCTTTCATTTTCTTAGCCAGTATCTTTTGTGTATCAGCGAATACAATATCCACATATCCACCACTAGCAGTAACAGATTCATAATCAATCATCTCCATAGCATTAGGAGAAATATTATTAGTTAACGGTGAATCAGTATAATGCATATATCTTGTTTGTCCAATTTTATGAGCGTAATAATTACCATTATCATTAGGTCTATGAGCCATTCTAAATGAATTTTTTAAATGGTTAGAAGAATCAAAAGCACAATACATTTTATTGTGGTCTAAATCTACTGAATGGGCTAAGAATCTTAATCTTAATGCCGCTGTTGTGCCTACATCGTCATCCGCAGTTAAATCTCCAACATCTAAAGTTAGAGTTGTAGAAGTAGAATCCGTTGCGCTATCTACACAATAAACATCATTATTTCCCGATGTTCCACTACTAATGATACTAAATCTTGAATCTCTTAATATACCTGTTAAACCCCAATTAGTTCCTTCTGTTCCATCTAAGTCTGTATATAGATTATCAAAACTAGTATCAGATGCTACCGTAATAGTATCTGCACTCCCCCCATTTTCTTCTAAATTTAAACTGTTATCACTATATTCTAAGAAATTCATAGCGGCTGGGCTGTCTGCTTTATACATCATATCTACTAAAGTTGCTTCCATAGTGTAAGGGCCATAATCAATAATATCTGTTCCGTATTCTTGGTCAGTAACAAATGTAGAGTAAGTATAAGTGTGAGATGAGCCATCCCAAAAAGAACTTCTTAAAACATATCTTGTAGCGGGTTCTAATTTATCTTCACCATTTAAGAAATAAAAGAAAGGACGAGAAACATGAGTGTTTAGATAATGTCTATTATTAGAAGCGTCAGATTGTAACCCATAACCACAAGCAACTAAAGTCTGGTTATCTGCATCTATTTCTGAGAAGGATTGGTTAGAATCAAAAATTGCAAACTTAGTATCTTTAGCAATATCAATACCTAAAGACGGACTAAATTCTATAGCATCTCCCCATATATCATGTTCTAATATCTCTGTAACTTTAGCAAAATGATGAGCATTAGGGTCATCCGAATAAACTAAAACCCATAAATTACTAACATTATCTTTTAATAAAACTTTATCTCCATTAGAATGAGTAGTGGCAGTAGTGTGATTATATCCCCTAACTACATGTAAATGTGAACTATGTGATATTTCTACTAACATTTCTTCATTATTAACTACTATAATATCTCCAGCCGAAATACCACTTATACTTGCTACTAAAATGTGAGTTTCAGTAGCATCCAATACTTCACCTAATGTAGTTATATCTGTGACTAATCTTTGACCAACATTAGTATCATAATTATAAGTTTTTAATACATTACCTCTAGTAGTTTCTAAATTAGATAAGTGGTCACTTATAGTTGTAGAATCTGGATATTTTCTATTTACAGAAGAATAAGTCTGAGTTCCACTATTAGATTTATTTATACCAGTTACAGAATTAGTTAGTGTAGCGTTATCTGCTTTATGTATTTCATAACTATTTATACCAGTAGTATTAGCAAGTGCCGCTAAAGATGCTCCGAGAGGCTGTTCTGTTGTAGCCGCTTGAGTAACATTAAAATCTGCAAAATCCTCACTAAGATTTCCTCTACACAATAATGGATTTAAAGGAGTTTTATACATTGCTTTTTCTAAAAAGTTACCAGTATAATTACCAGCAGTATCAGGAGTAGTAGAAACTGTTGTGCCTTCGGTATTACCTTTGCCCATAGCAAAAACATTTGTAATGTTACCCATACCTTTTGTCATGGATTATCCCCCTCAAATCTAAAATAAAGTAAAGTGTTTCTAAAGTTAGGTAACAATGTATCTAAACTATTAAAATTATCTTTAAACTCTTTAGTGATAGTAAATTCGTGCATCTCTCCCATAAACTGAGAAGCCCTTCTATTTTCTAAAACAGAATTACCATTAGAACCTAAATAACAATCAGTAGCATCAAATTCAAATTCCACTATAGAATTATTAGTTCTAATGGTAACATCTTTTAAAGTTCCCTGTGCATCATTACATGTTACATTAATTTGGGTTGTTATTTCAAATGTATTACCATCTATAATATCTTGAACTTTCCAAATTCCACTTGCATTAGCGTCAGTAGTTAAATCAAGAGAAATCCATTCACCAGCATCTTCATCCCCAACAGTTAAACCATGTGGGTCTATTGTAGTAATAGTTACAGTTGTATTACCTGTTCCTGTTATATTTGCTATTCTTAAATCTCCTTCATTAAAAGTTTGAGTTGAAACTGGAACTCCATCAACCATTAAAGTTATTTTTTTAGCATTAACGTCATAACCTATAGCCAAATGAAATGGTCTTAAAACATAAGATGCTTCTTTCCAAGTTTCCCCAAATAAATGTAAACCGAATTCATCAGAAGCCGCACCCGATTCACTTCCCATTTTAAATCCATTTAATGTCCCATATGGAATAACTTTGTATAAAGTTCTTGAAAAATTATATTCTTCTTTTACTGGAACACTAGCATTAGAACCATACCCACTACCAGAATATTGATTATCTGTTGAGCCATTAAAAGCATTCACAAAAGTAGTGACTTCAGTTGTGCTAATATCCCCCCTTACGACAGTAAGAACATTACCAGAAATACCAGTAACTTTCATCAATTCAGTTCCTAATCTTAATTTATCATTTACAGATATATCCCTAGCATCATCAACATAAATTTTAGTTTCAGTTGTAGTTCTTATAGGTTTAACTAATTTACAAGCGGCCATAAAAACATAATCAAGGACGCTAGAATAATGTATATCTTCGACATAACCTAGATAAGTTGGTTCTTTTTGTTCAACAGAAGCAGAATAAGTTCCAGAAGAATGTTGTTGACCATATAATTTTCTTCCTCTCCATAACTTTTCTGACATATCTATTGCAGATGCTCCATCAAATAAATAACTAGTGTAACCTGCTCTCATAAAACTCAAAGAACTAAAACTATCACTAATGGTTTTAGTATGATAATAAAACTTTACAGTTGTAGCGTCTGCTACAGATTCACTCGTAAATCCAGTAAAACCATGAGTATTGTCAACTGTAAGAACAGTGGAACTTGAAGCCCTTACTGTATAATACCCATCATTACTAGAACTTCCTATAATTTTTATTAATGCCCTTCCAGCCGCTAAACTAACATAATCAGTCCAAGTAGGACTACCAGAACCACCTAAAGTTATAGTAAGACCACTAAAAGTTAAAGTAGTTACAGTTCCATTAGTAGTAATATTTTGATTAGAAGGTAGTATAGGTTCACAATCTAACACAAAATCATCTGTTAATCTATGATATTTTACTCTATCTTCGCTATTCAGATAAACTGGTTTACCGAATGTTCTCGTTGTTTGAGTGGTTTGTTCTATTGTCGCACCATAATATTCTTTATCAGCAGTTATAACTGGATTAATACTTTCAGTAGTTACTGTTCTAGTGTTTCCATTTTTATCTTTACCTTTTATTACACAGCCAATTTTATATTCAGCGGGTTGATTCATATTTGTTCTAGTCATATTCTTTAAATAAAACTCACAATTGTTATTATAAAATAATGTCATTTTTTGATATAATCTATTATCTGTATAAACTTTATCTTGAGAAGCATGAGCAGTAGCAGTAGTTCCATCATATCCCCTTGTGACTTTAACTTTAGTATATTTACCAAATGTTTTTTCAATAGATACTATTTCCATTTTTTCATTATTTATTCTAATATAGTTATTTCCTCTTAAGTCTTCTACATTAGACAATACAATATCAACAACTGAATTATTAATGGCTACTCCTAAATAAGCAACATGATTATGAGAAAAATAAGCAGATGAACGAGAACTAGCAACTCCTACATTACCTACTGCTGAAAAGGCTTTATCGTTAAAAGGTAATTCTAAATTAGTTGCATCTACATTAGTGCTAATAGAAGGAGTTCCAGCCGCAGAACCAGCACTATTTTTAGTCATAAAGTCAGCACCTAAAGTCCAACCAAATCCATTTATATCATAAGGAGTTATAATACCTTCAATTGTAAAAGAACTCTTATGCCCCCATAATCCATAACCTTCTCCAACTTGTGTTGTCTCAGTTCCAGAGGGTATATGTTTACTATAATCTAAATGAACATAACCGTCACCCATAATAGGAAATACTAATGACTTTTTATTTCCACTATAAATCCTATAACTCATAATATCACATACTTGCAAAGGCTATCTCAAATGATAAATTAAATTCAATAAAAGGAGAACCCCCAACAAATGTAGTATCGAATGAACGAACAAACCCATCTAATCCTTGCGTTTCATTTAAACTAACATCTATGGGTTTTGGAAATTTAGTTATTGGAACACTCATTGAGGCATCTAATTCACTACCACCTTTATCTCTTACAGCATAAGTAAAAGGAATTAAAGGACAACTTTCAGATGCTAAGGTAGAACCAACTGTTGTTGATAATGTATTACCCCCTGCATCCTCAGTATGATATAAAAAGTCTGGTCCTACTCTTGATGGAATTAAAACAACTAATCTGTTTAAGTTCTGTTGTGTTTGCATAAAAGATGAATCCACATAAGAATGTATTAGTTGAGCGACTTCTTGAGCCGTCATATATACTCTAATATCACTACCATCTCCATCACTTGCTGTCATATTGATAGTTGCATCTGTAGGGTCTGTTAGACCTGTTGCAAAATCACCAGAGTTAAACTGTTTTTGAACATACTGTTCAGTTATAATCCCACTAAGACTAATAGCCTTTGTAGCCATCCCTAAATCTAAACCAAGAGAAACTGATTCACCAGTAGCAATACCTATCGCTGGAGTAGGAAAGGCCATTATGTTTTTAGATGTAGAAATAGAAACATTATCACATTTAAGTGCTATTCTATTTGTTTGAAAGTTTTTCATAGAATCAGTAGAACCACTAACAGGACTTCTTGCACTTAAATCAAGATAAACGTAATGAGACTCTAGCGCTGAATTAGAAAATGTTGTCATCTTAATACCTCACATTAGTAGACGAGGAAGTAGTTCTATTTATTTCCGTATTCACCATTCGTCCTATTTTCTTTGCTATATCTCTTAACTCTGAATCTGATGCTCCAACTCTACCACTTACATTTACATTAATAGTATTACCACCCATTCTTCTACTTTCAGCGTTTGAATGAACCCTTGCTCCTTTAGGTAAATTAACTAATTCTGGTCCTCTTTCTCCAACTAAAGTTAAACCACCTTTAGCAATTCCACCTTTAGCCATCATTGGGATTGGTCCAGCGCCAAACCAACCTAACATTTTATTAATCGGCCCTAACATTTTATTAATTAATCCAGCAAAGAACCCACGTAATTTACCCTTTATGTCAAGATTAGCCCACCACTCTCCTAATTTATTGAATACTTTTTCTTTTAGTTTATCCCAAATACCTACCCACGTAGATGCCGAAAATAACCCTACAATTATTTTAATATAAGTTGTTGCTATTCCTATTAGTAAACCAACTGCTAACTTTAATATTCCTTTTCCTACAGAGAAAATTATAGCCCCTAAACCACCAAAGATTTTCATAAACCCAGATAATAATGTTCCTAATCTTTCACCAAAAGTTCCTCCACCAAAGAATGCTTGGAATATATCGAAGAATCCAGAAAGCACTAAAAAGACAGCGCCGAATATTTCTTGCAACGCTGTTATTATTGTATTCATAACTTCTGCGTTTTTTAGAATTTCTCTAATAAAAGAAAAGACAAGGAAAGCACCAAGAATAAACATTAATCCTAGTAGCATATATTTTTTAACGAAGCCTCCAACTGTTTTTATTAACTTCCAAGACCCCTTAATCCAGCCCCCCATATCTTGAACTTTTTTTGATATAAGAGATACACTTTTCCAAAACGGGCCTAAAGTAAATATATCATATAAACCTCTCATCATATTACGAATTGGTTTAAATCCCGCCATTATATTAGTAAGGGGGCTAATCTCTTTTTCTTCTTTCTTTACCCTTTCTTGAGCCCTTTTTTGTTGAGTTTTAAGCCCTAATAACCTACCTTGTTCTTCTTTTCTTTTTTCAAGGCTAAAAGAACGAAAAACTCCTTCTTCCTTTAAACGTTCAAGAGTATCAATATCATATTGTCTATCTTTTATTTTCTGTTTTCTTGCTTCTAAAGTCGCCCTTTTTTCTATTTTTGCTTTTACTTTCATTTCTCTCGCTATAGATTTAGCAAAACCCTTGACCCTACTAGCCATATTTTTTTTAATTTGTGTCCCTACATATTCGTAAGCAGTTGCAGTTCTTCTAATGGCTTCTGCATGTGCTTGTTCTTCTGTCATCTGTATTTTTTTATCTTTTCTTGCTTGGTCAATAGTGCCTTTAATAACTTTATATTGTTTTTGTATTGCTATTGCTAATTCATCATTAGCGGCTATTTCTTTATTAATAGACTCAATACCCTCATCTTTTATTTTTTTAATGAGGTCCATTTGTTTTTGACTTTCTTCTTGAACATCGTATAAATCGGATAAAGTTTGTGCTTGTTTTATATTTGCTTCTATTGCTTCTCTTTGACTATCATTAAAGAAAGACATTACTTGTAATGCTCCCCGTAAATAATTTTGTAATCTCCATAATCCTGAACCTGATAAAAACCTTGAAACTGCTGTCCATTTTTTACTTTCATTAGATGCATTAATAGCAGATAAAGCAAAACTATCAGTAGTTTCGGTTAAAATCTCAAGTTGTCGGGTTAACCCCTTTGCTTGTTTTTCTTTATCCTCGAAACTACTCATTTAATCACCTATTAGCCTTCTTCATTTCTTTATCCATTTCGTCCGCTTTATACTGTTCCACTTCGCCATGAACCATTAACATATCTCTAACCAAACGGGCTGGCATCTGATAAACCTCTAATGGACTTATCGCTAAAGCCTTAGAAAGACTATAAACGGTTATCAGAGATACAATCTCTGGGTTGGGTTTACCCCTACCTCTTATTGTGTCTCTGACTTGTCGTTTTTTGTATCATCCCCCGCTAGGTCTTGAAGGGGATTAGGAAGTATATCTTTTAATTGACTTCCTAAGTATGGACTTAGCCTAATTAAATCTACTTTAGATAAACTAGGTTCAGTTTTTTCTACAAAGTTATCAATCATATAATGGTATAAATTATTTAAATCTATATCCATCTCCTGTGTTTTAGGATTAATATTCATTACAGAAGCCATTCCTTGTTCTACTTGTAGCCAAGTTGGTTCTTTAATCCATATTTTCAGGTATTCATCACTATTCTCACTTATCTTGAGATAGTGTAATTTCGGTTCATTTGCCGCAAACAGCAAGTTCTTATCACTAACAATTTTTTTATTTTCGTTTAACATTTTATCCACCTTCTTTTTTTACCAACATACAAACAAACGGTGTTGGTGGAATGTAATATTATTCAGTAGTTTCTGGAGTTTCTTCCTTAACTACCTCCTTTTTCTTTTTTGGGCGACCCTTTTTAGGTTTATTCTTTTTTATAAATAGTTCTCTTTTTTCCCATTTATTCATTTAAATCACCCTTGTAAAATCCAATGAGTATGCACTTCACATAAATGTAAATCTCTAGGCATAACTGTTCCTTCCACTGTAATCGGTCCTTTATCATCTGGGATTGTTACATTGGATGAGTTTAAGAAATAGTTTTTAAATTTTAAAGTTATTTTTTCTCCATTATCCTTTTCAAAAATTAATTGTATAACTCCATTAGAACTTCCATCAGAAACATCAGATGTAGATGTAGATTCTGTTTCATTAAATAACTCCTCAAATAATAAATCATCAGTGATTAAAGCAGTGAAAGATATTTCATAATTTCTTTGTGCTGGAATACCTACTTTCAAATCTCTAGTTCCTACACCAACAAATCTTTTATCTTGTAAATTATTATTTATAGTTAAAGTAAAATTAGTTATTTTCATAAATTCTTGCCCGAATATATTGAAAGAACCATCAGAAAAAAAGAATGGTTCTAATAATGCTTCTGAACCTGATGGGGGATAATTAAATAAATTAGTATGAGTAGTTACTCCAGCCCTCGCTTCATATTTTTCAGATTGTGGTAATTTATTAACAGCGGCAGTGTTTAAGTCCATAGTCATTTTAACTTCTTCATTTTCATTAGCCGTCATAGTTAAAGTATTAACTCTATTACCTCTAGCAATTCTAACAAAGGTTTGGGATTCACTTGCACTACCTACTTCAGTAGTTAAAGTTGATGGGTCTTTAGCCAAAGATTGTTCTAAACTAAATGAAGGTAATTCTCCAGTATTTAATTCTGTAAAGGTATATGTAATTGGAGCAGTTAAAGTCGATTCAGTTGAAGTAGTTCTAGTTAGTAATTCTAAATTTTCAAAAGTATCAAATCCTCTTAAAACAGTAGGGGTTAAATGATTAGTGTTATTTACTGTTCCTGATGTTTCTCCATTTCTAGCAGTTCTATAAAATATAGGCCCAGTAGATAAAAACGTGCTAGAAGTAGCAGAACTGCCTCCTCCCGCATCCCCAGTATCTAAGTAAACATTACCATTAGCGTCATGAGCCGAAAACATACCTGATGGTGCTTGACCTGTAAAAGTGCAAGCGATATTAGTGCATTGTCCTAAAGCGTAATATAACCAAGTTCCATGATTAGCAACTAAATTTATACTACCACCACTAGAAGTTCTTATTCCTTTATATTGATGAGTAAAGTTTCTACTTCCTCCTAATTGAAGATTCATTTGTTTCATTTCTTGTTCTACACTAGGAAATGTAGCCGATTCAACTAATCCCAACCAGTTATCTGCACTCAATCTCTTTAAGTTAGAACTACCACTAGAACTAGGAGTAGGCATAGCATATCCTCTAATAATAAACCAATCAGCAGAAGCATCTAAATAATTTCCACTAGATTCATCGCTAGGAACAGCAGGTGATACTGTAATGGTTGTTGCGGTATTTGATTTTATAGTATGAGTAGATGAATAAGAACCAGCATTATAATAATCAATTGTGCAACCAGTGTATAAATTAGTTACTAAATCGTAATCATTAGTATGATTAGTTGATAAAGTTATTATTGTTTTTGCACTATCCATACTAGCAGGTTTAATATGATAATCCACTTCTGGAATAAAAGTTAAACTTGCCCCACTACCTAAAAATATTTCTGTATTTACCATTGTTTTTTCACCTACTTACTTACTTACTATATTGAGATGGCGAATCGTTTCATTGTTACATTGACTTTATACCCTAATAACCTCTTTGCTTTGTTATTAGATTCTGTTCTTCCTCCTAAATGTATTTGATGCATTTTTAACGAATCACTGCCTATCGTAACGGTTGCGCCCTTCCTCTGTGATTCAAGCGTGTAACGAAGCGATTTATAAAGTGATTCCAACCTATGGTGTGAATACATGTTATCTGCGGCTCTTGTATCACCACCACTTACAGTTCTAATATGACAAGTCAAATTAAAAGTTTCATTACGAACATCCCAACCAATAGTAGGATATTCTGTTTCTTGTCCATCCTCAAATACCACAATTAAGTCTGAAGAAGTTGCCGCACCAACAGCAGGGCTAGTCTGATTTAACAAACTATATTGTCTAGCCTGTCCTCTACTAACCTTACCACTTGTTCCATCTGTTGCTCCACCTGAAGATAAATTACGAATGTCAAGAATTGTAGGTTTAACTCTATGAGCAGAAGCAATCCCCAAAGTGTTTTGCATAACACTTGCACTAGGCCAATTGTCTCTAAGCAAATTAACCATATATGTTACTTCATCCATTATAATCCACTATCCTTAACTGCTTTATTTAATCTTTTACTAATATCTTTCTCAATTGCTTCTGCTACAAACTTTTCAATTTCTGCATCAGAATAAGTATAATCACCAAGTCCAGTAGCCTCAAAAAGTTTATTTCTTTCTCTATACATTTGTTCTACTCTTTTGATTATT